GCACATGGCAATTATGCCAATGTGTTTGCAGTAGCACTAGAGTCGACCGGCTCGGATAATATCACAGTAATAGAAGCATTGGTGTTATAATGACTTCGGGAACCAACATCTTTGCTGCACAATATGTAGCTATACAAAACAAAGCGGAATCGATGATAGGCACGGGTTCTGGTACACTGGGCTACGGACAAACTGTACAAAGTTCCGATGTGTTTACAGGCAACACAATTACCAAAGCGCAATGGGATCTAATTAAATTTGATATTATTAATATTAAATTTCATCAAGATGGAAACATTCCGCCAGTGGTAAATGTTAGTGTTGGTGACCCTATAGGATTCGGTTCCAGTGCTCCAAATACCAATTATGACATCATATTAAATGACGCTCTCGCAAAAAGATTTCTTATAGCAGGAAGTCAATCCGTAGTAGCAGCTAAGGCCAGCCAAACTTATAGTTCACCGTGGAGCATACAGGCACAGGCAACACTAACAGTGACATTTGCTAACGCTGATCAAGGCAGATATTTTTTCAACAGTGGCGGTAAAATACGATTTGTATCATCATTGGTTGGTGCAGTATCTACAGCACAGATCAACGCCTGGGTTAATTTTTTAAATGCAGTTGGCCCGCAGGGATTTGGCGCTGACACTGATCCCACAGTTAATTATTATACATTAACAAATTCTTATCAGACCTATTATCAAAATTTCCTAAGCAGTTCTTATGCTGCCAACAGTTACAAACTAGAAGCTAGATGCAATGTGGCAAACAATTCCTCCGGAACAGCCACACAGCTAGAACTGCGTGTGACACTTTTAGATAGTTATATTGATCCAGACGTGGCCTTTGGAGCTAGCTTTCCTCCGGCAGATGTGGTCAACGGCACATTGACTATAGCTGTATCTGAACTCAAAGCATCCGGACAATTACAACCTTCCGGTACCTTTTCCATAACTAGCCCGTCGTATTCACTTTCTAGCATATCAGCTAGTTAAGGACTTAAATAATCTCATGCCAGCAGTCAATAGTAAAATTCTTAAAGTAGATTATAACTCGATCAGAGACAAGGTAGTTGCGGTCTTAGGGTTTGGATCCGGAAATATAGGATGGGGACAGCAGGCACGTATCCAATCAACGGCAGTCACGGATGACAGCAAAGTTACCATCAATGAATGGGCTAATCTTAGATTCGACGTGATCAATGCCTACAAACACATCTTTGGATCTAATCCGACCACGGCTGTGGTCGCCGAAGGTGGTACAATACGATACAGTTCAAGTTTTACACCAGATACTGGCTCAGTAGATGTACCACAGAAACAGTACGATGATTGGGCTAACACAATAACTGGTGCCAGGTTCACAGTTGCAGCCGGCGAGTCTGCTACCACAGGTGTGTTATCGCAAAGTAGAACAGGTTCGTGGACATCTCAATGTCAGTGCACCATACAGGTCTATTGGTCAAATTCCAACGAGGCCAGATATTTTTTTAACAGTGGCGGACAAATTAGGATCAGTGCATCTAGATCCGCCGGCGCAACATCTAATCAAAATACATCATGGACCTCTTTGTTGAGTTCAGCAGGTACACAACAGTTTGGCGGTGCCAACCCCGACACAGGAACATCGCCTACCAACGGATTGAATTGGTATAGAACCACTAGTACATTTCAAACCTACTATACCGCCACAGCATCAAGTCCTTATGGATCCAACAATTATCAACTACAGTCTAGATGTCTTGACCAACCTAGTAACAGTGGAGGATTAGCATCTCAATTGGAGATTCGAGTGCTATTCACAGACGGGTATGTTGATCCTGGAATAGCACCACAGATTCCCGGACCTCAAGCAGCTACCACTTCTATGTTTCCCCCGGATGATTTAGTAGATGGCACACTAACTGTAAACGCTTCTGCACTGTATGCCACAGGTATTATGGTGCCTGCAAGTCAATTATTCACTGTGACACAGCCAATCATTACTGTAGGCGCAGTAACCGGCAGTTAATTAATTTCCCCTAGCTTCTAGTTCATCTATAAATAAACTACGCAGTTTATCAAGGAGAACTCATGGACCAACAGCTTAAACAAGCTCTGGATTTTGCTAACTATCAACAGACTTTTTCTATCCAGAAAAAAGTTCTTAAAGAACGTATTGCAGCTAAACTAACCTATGGATTCAACGGTGGCCTGTTTCGAATCGATAGAACTCTCTTGACTTTTGTAGACATGCTGTGTGCCAAAGACAGAACATCCGGAGTGGTTCTATTAGATGCCAATGAAACTCCTGTGCTGGTGGACGACCTCGAAGAATTCCGTGATGAGATTTTTCGAAGATATTTTGAAGTTACTAATGAATATTTTGAACAGCATCAAAAGATTAAAAAAAGTAGATCTGTGGAAAAACTAATATCGCAATGACACAGGGCATAATACTTTACGCACATAATAATCGCACAGTTGATTATGCACTCATGGCTGTGATATCTGGCGGACTAGCTAAGAAAAATCTGCAGGTTCCAGTTTCGTTGATCACTGATGCATCTACTATTACATGGATGAAGGAATCAAACATTTTTAATCAAGCTGAAAGTATATTTGATCATATTATCACGGTCAACCGGCCCACTACTGACAATCAAAGACGACTGTACGACGGGCAAGCTGGCCAGATGATTCCGTTTATTAATACCAATCGAAACACAGCATGGGAGCTTACTCCATACGATAGAACACTGTTAATAGACAGTGATTTTTTTATCTTATCAAACAGTCTCGGAGAATATTGGAACGTTGATGTAGATGTTATGTTAGGACATTCTATCAATGATATTTACAATGATTCTCGTGTAGGATACTTAGACAGGAATGTGAGTGATACAGGTGTTAAAATGTATTGGGCTACTACAGTGATGTTCTCTAAGAATGCAAATGCTAAATTATTTTTTGACACGGTAAATTATGTCAAAGAAAATTATTCTCAATTTGCTGATGTGTTTAGATTTGACAGTCGTCAATTTAGAAATGACATTGCCTTTAGTGTGGCCAAACATATATTAGATGGATATCAACAGATTGATGTAGGAGCATTGCCTCCGGTATTATCAGCCTTGGACAAAGATATCCTACACAGTGTTAATGACAACACTTTAACTTTTCTCGTAGATTATAAATTAACCAACTCTTATTGTGCCGCCGCTATATCTAACATAGACATACACATCATGAACAAGCAAAGCGTGATTAGAAACAAACAAGCATTATTGGAGTTAATATGAACTTTGGATATCTGCTAGTTATTGCAGAACACGAGTCTATTGATTACCTACAGCTGGCCTACGGATTAGCACTGAGTATAAAAAATACACAGCGAGAAGGATATGATCGAGTAGCGATCGTGATAGACGACAAAACAAAAATAGAAAAACTTACCAGCCCGTGGGTGTTTGATCATGTAATAGAATGGAACCAAGAAACATTCTGGGATGGCCGTAGCTGGATGGATCAACTTACTCCGTTTGATCACACTGTATGCTTAGATGCTGATATGTTGTTTTTACAAGATCACAGTCACTGGATTGATTACTTTGTCGATAACAGTGAATTGTATGTTGCCAATCGAGTGTTTACTTATAGAGGTGACACAGTTAGCAATCGCAGTTATAGAAAAGCCTTTGATAAAAATAATCTTCCAGATTTGTATTCTATGTGGACATTTTTTAGCAAGGACTCTAAGATGGCTAGAGAATTTTTTGACTTAGGTAGAAGCATAATTAAAAATCCTATAGAATTTTCAAACATGTTTTTGAATCATCACAAACCAAAAGTCTTAGGCACCGACGAAGCGTTTGCGTTGTCTGCAGATATATTAGGCATCTCAGACGAGATAGCTTATGAATTAGAATTTCCTAGGATAGTACACATGAAACCCATGTTACAGAATTGGCCATGGCCTGCAGATTCATGGAGTGACCATGTGGGATTTTATCTCAATAAGAAAGGTCAACTAAAAATAGGAAATTACCAACAGTACGACATAGTTCACTATGTAGAAAAAGATAAAATAAACACAGAAATGATAAACAATCTCGAGGAAATAGCATGGAAACCGTAGAAGATTTCGACAAGTGGTTAGCTGAATACAAACCAGCGCCTGTGAAATATATAGCGGTCTATGACCCGTCGACTGGTGCTGTAATCAGTGTAGGTCCCGATTATGCCTTTCCGGATGAAGAATATGTAATCGCCCTAGACAGTGAAACAGCATTATCAATCATCACAGCAGAAATACAGATTCATCACTGCCAAATAGACATTCATTCAGGTGAGCTGGAAATAGCTGAAACAAAAACATTGAATAAGTTAGATGATGTTCTACACAGAATACCATTAATACAATACACTGATATTATTAAACCAGATGTATACCTCACTTATACAGCAAAAATCAAAACGTTAAAAATACAATTATCAACAGAGTTCGGCGGAAACAAGAAATACAAAGATGCGAATAAACAAAGAAAATTTGTTTGGGATGGCAGCACAGTTATGGATTTTTTAATCACTGAATACAATGATCCTAATTTGATCTATAAGATGTTTTCAGTTAAAATAAATGATCTAGTAGGTAAAACTGTCACAGTTAAAAACGTATCCTATGACAACTTTAGTGTGTACACTAGACGCCTATTTAAAAATTATGTGATTGAGCTAAAATGAAAATTGTTGAATTTGATATTGTGTTTTTAAGCTATGACGAACCTAATGCAGATCTGCATTATGCCGATCTCTGTGCCAAGGCGCCTTGGGCTAAACGTGTACACGGAGTCAAAGGATCTGACCATGCACACAAAGCCGCAGCAGAGTTAGCAGAAACGGAATGGTTTATAACCGTAGATGCTGACAACATAGTAGATCCTAGTTTCTTTAATTTAGATCTTGACATGTCTGATCCCAAGATAGAAGTTTATGGATGGTGCGGCCGAAATAAAATCAACGGGCTGCGATACGGTAACGGTGGAATAAAAATTTGGAAGAAAGATTTTGTTCTCAACATGAAGACGCATGAAAATTCAGAAAGTGATCGAGGCCAGGTAGATTTTTGTTGGGAAGATGGATACCGTAATTTTCCAAGAGTTTATAGTGAAAGCATTATTACAGGATCGCCGTTTCAAGCATGGCGAGCAGGGTTCCGCGAAGGTGTCAAGATGACACTTCTTGATGGAGTACGTGTGCCACCGCAGGAAATTCAAGAACGCATATGGTGGCACAATATTCATAGACTGCGTATGTGGTCCACAGTTGGAGCTCATGAGGAAAACGGTTTGTATGCTGTTTACGGTGCAAGATTAGGCACCTGGATGGCTAACTGTACACAATGGAATTACATTGAAGTTAGAGATTTTGAAATTCTTAGAGGAATATGGAATCAGTATGGTCGACCGTTTGAAGAAGTAGGTGGTACCGGGTTGAAAGAAGAAATCGAATCGCTCGGAGATAAAATTAAAATTAATTTAGGCCTAGATTATCCTTACCTAGATGCAGCACAAAGCAAGTATACAATAGATTTATACGATGAAACAATAAATCTAGGGTTAACCTATTTTAGACAATAATGTACGATATTATTTTTATCAGTTATAACGAACCTAACGCAGACGAAAACTTTGCTAAGTTAAAAGCACGGTTTCCATATGCTCAGCGAATTAACGGCGTTAAGGGAATCCATCGAGCACATATTGCTGCCGCTAAGAAATCATTCACCAAGATGTTTTGGGTAGTGGATGGAGATGCCGAAATTGTCGATACGTTTAATTTTGATTATGTGGTCAGCAAATATGATCTAGAATGTGTGCATGTGTGGCGCAGTAAAAATCCAGTTAATGGATTAGAATACGGCTACGGCGGAGTTAAATTACTCCCTAAGAAACTAACAATGAATATGGATTTGTCCAAGCCCGACATGACAACTAGTATTAGTCCATTGTTTAAGGCAATGGAAGAGATCAGTAACATCACAGCATTTAACACTGACCCGTTCAACAGTTGGAAAAGTGCATTCCGCGAATGTTGTAAACTTGCCAGTAAGACAATCGATAGACAAGATACTGCGGAAACAGAACAAAGATTAACAGTATGGTGTTCCACGTCAACAGACGTACACGCACAAGACGGTGCGTGTTCTGGTAGAGACTACGGAATTAAACATGCTAATGATACAGAAGCACTAAAAAAGATTAACGACTTTGAGTGGTTAGAGGAACAGTTCTGTGGACGATAAACAACGGATACAAAAGTTCATTCCTATCATGAACGAAATTAGTCCTACATTCTGTATGGCTAAGTGGCATCATACAACCATCTATTTGCAAACAGGAGAAACACATAGCTGTTATCATCCTGCCCCTCACAAAATTCCTTTAGATGAAATTTTTATAGATGCAAGTGCATTGCACAACACCAATCAAAAGAAAATGGAACGCCTTGAAATGCTCAACGGTGGAAAACCCAGTGGATGTAATTATTGTTGGAACATTGAAGCCATGGGCGAGGATTATGTCAGCGATCGTAAAGAACGCAACTCAACAATCTATACAGATCACCGATTTCAACAGATCAAAGATGGCGATTGGGATCAAAATATAAATCCTCAGTACATCGAAATAAGTTTCGGTAACGAATGTAATTTCAAATGTGGATACTGCCACCCTAAACACAGCAGTGCTTACTACAAAGAGATCAAAGATCATGGACCATACGATATGGTTAAAAATCATAGAAACGATATTGATTGGTTTAAAATTTATGAAGAAGAAACTAATCCCTATGTTGAAGCATGGTGGCGCTGGTGGCCGGAAGTTCGTAAAACGCTAACCATCCTTCGTATCACAGGGGGCGAGCCGTTACTGCAATCTAGCACTTGGAAGTTGTTAGATGATTTATTGATTAATCCGTTGCCCAATCTCGAATTAAACATTAATACAAATTTTGGAGTTAAACCAATCCTAATTGATAGGCTAGTAGAAAAAGTTAATAACTTAGTTAACAATGGGTGTATCAAAGATTTTAAAATCTTTACAAGCATGGATACTTGGGGTGCGCCTGCTGAATATATTCGTACAGGATTGGACTTAACTGTATGGGAACGTAACTTGGATACCTATCTAACAAAAACTCAGTTGCCGATTACATTTATGTGTACTTTCAATATTCTTACAGTAACCAACTTTCAGAGCCTACTAGAAAAGATATTAGAATGGCGTGTTAAGTATAATGGAGTTGATCAAAACAAATGGCAGCGTATTCGATTTGATACACCTTACTTAAAAGAACCATTGCAATATGATATGAATATTCTGCCTAAAGATGAATTTATGTCTTACATGACACGACATCTAGACTTCATTCTAGCCAATCTAGACGATAAAAATCGCAGCAAATTCAACGACTTAGAGTACGAAAAATTCCTAAGAGTTGTAAAATACATGGAATCAGCTATCTATACCCCAGAAAAGCTATTAGAGGGACGTAGAGACTTCTTTAATTGGTTTACCGAATATGACCGCAGACGAGGCACTAATTTCTTAGAAACATTTCCAGAATTAGAAAATTTTTATTTGGAATGCTCTCGGGAGCTGGCATGATTACAGAATATATAGCCAGTCGGGCAATACTCCCTGGGGATCGAGCTATTATTTGTTTAGGAGATAGTTTTACGCAGGGTCAAGGAGCTTGGTCTAAAGAAACATGGAATCGATATAATAATAGAATAGATCATAAAATCATACAAGGTGATCTTGAGATAGAAATCTATAATAATAGTTGGCCTTCTCAATTAGTAAAAAACTATCTACACGACTATGTGGCTGTGAATCTAGGAGTTATTGGAACAGGTAATCGTGCCGCAGTTAAAGAACTCTACCTTAATCCTAGCATAAATTTAAAAGACATTTCTAGCGGTGTCTTAATTTATATGCTCAGCGGAATGGAGCGCCTAGATTTATTAAACAAAACTTTTCCTAAAAATAGACATTTTGATACAATATGGCCAACAGCTGATCACGACAGTGAATTATGGAGAGCGTATGCCAAGCAAGTATGGAGTGATAAATTTTCTACAATTGAAACAATTTTAAGTATAAAAGAAGCTGAAACGTATGCTAAGGCAAATAACTTATCGCTGGTATTGGTAAGCGCATTTGAACAACGATATACAAAAGACTGGTTTGAAAGAATGTTAGGTGTAGAACATCAAGCATTAATTGATACTGTTCCTTGGGATGCATTTTTTTATCCTGCAGGATATCTTAGTTTTATTGAACTATTACTAGACCTCGAAGGCAAAAAAGAATTAGCCGGAGGCTGCTGGTATTCTCATTACACTGCGTTATCTTCGCCTAGTAAATATATTACAAATTGCTGCCACCCAACAATTGACGGATATTCTGTAATAGCCAAAGAAATATTCAATCATTTAAAGCGTAAGGATTTAGTCTAATGAAAACTTTAAAATTTATAAGGGCAACAACTCCAATATCCGATGTTGTTACAGATGATCCTATAACACAAACTGGAAATCAAAATATTAAACGTTTTACTGAAAAAAACATCCCAGATGATTTTTTTCTATACTTTATTAAACTGGGCGATAAACACTGTACAAGATTCGGGTATGGCGGAGCATTTAATTTAGAACACGGTGTTCTTGAAGAAGCCCCTGAAGAAATAATTAATAGAGTTAAACAGGGTACTGCTAAAATTGTATTATCGTGGCCTCTAGAAAGTTTTATGGAAGATAGTATTTTTTTAGAAATACATGAATACTTTAAACATCATGCTATTTCTTTGACATCAATAATATATCTTAACTGTTGTCCTAACGGTGATACATTATACAATTCATTTTGCAACAGACACAATATAGATTCTAACAGAATAACTACAGAATATATTCCTTGGTATATGTATGATCGGACTAATAAAACTGAACCATATACTGTTGGAAAGCGGAAAAAGATATTTTTTGCACTAAACAGACGTATGCATGAGCATCGGTGTTTATTAGTTACTCTAATGGATAAAGAAAATTTATTAGATGCCGGTTATATAAGTTTTCCAAAATATCATGTTGGCACAAACGAAACATTTCTTGAAAAGACAGTGGGTTATCTTCCTGGGTTTAATCACTACGGAATAACTACCGATGATATAAAACATATAGATGAAAAATTACCTCTAGTGTTAGATATTAATAATTGGAATCCGTATCCGTTGCCTATTACATCTAATAGTTTAACTAAATTTTACGAAAACTCTTTGTTATCAATAGTTGCAGAAACGTTCTTCTACTCTAATGTAATACACCTTACTGAAAAATCATTTAAACCAATTATTAATCATCATCCTTTTATTGTAGTTTCAGCGCCATATACTCTCAAGGCAATTAGATCTTTTGGATTTAAAACATTTGGAAATATCATCGACGAAAGTTATGATGAAATAGAAAATCACCAAGAACGATTTGATGCTATTTTAGCTATTATTAGAGATTTGTCAACTTGGTCTACAAAAAAGAAAGGACTGGCAACTGAAAAACTTAAAGAAATTGTAGATTACAATTACGATCTAATACATTCCCGTCCGTTAACAGAATTAAATAGTTTTGTAGAAAAATACGGAGTATGATAGTGATAAAGAAAATACTAGTTTGTGGCGCCGGCGGCTTCATTGGAACTCATCTTGTAAAAAGTTTAAAAGATCAAGGGCACTATGTTATTGGTGCCGATCTAAAATATCCAGAATATACAGAAACTTCTGCAGACGAATTTTATCAATACGATTTACGCGATCAACAATTAGTTGCCAAATTATTAACTACTGACATCGACGAAATTTATCAACTTGCCGCAGACATGGGCGGTGCCGGCTATATCTTTACTGGTGAAAATGATGCAGACATTATGCACAATTCTGCTATGATTAATCTTAACATTGCCAACGAGATGGTAGTTAAAGGTATCAAGAATGTGTTCTATACATCGAGTGCTTGCATGTACCCTAGTCACAATCAAGAAGATCCAGACAATCCGTTGTTAAGTGAAGAAAGTGCATATCCTGCAAATCCAGACAGTGATTATGGTTGGGAAAAATTGTTCAGTGAACGTGTATTTCTTGCCTATGCTAGAAATCACAGACTACGAGTTCGTATTGCTAGACTGCATAATGTATTCGGCCCACTCGGTGCATGGAATAACGGTAGAGAAAAAAGTCCCGCAGCCTTATGTCGTAAAGTTGCACAAGCCGACGAAGGTAGCAATATTGAAGTATGGGGTCCCGGAACTCAAACTCGAAGTTTTTTATTCATAGATGAATGTATAGAAGGCATTCATAAAATTATGGCAAGTGAGTATAGTCAGCCTTTAAATTTAGGCAGCGAACGTATGATTAGTATCAATGATTTTGTTTTGTTAATAAGCAAGATTGCAAATAAATCTGTCGGCATTAAAAACATCCCAGGGCCTCAAGGAGTAATGGGGCGTAACAGTCATAATAAATTAATTAAAGAAGTTATCGGTTGGGCCCCACCGGACAATTTAGAACACGGTATTAAAATAACATACAACTGGATTAAAGGTAACCTAAATGGCAATACACAGTAAGACTGGCAAAAGATGGTCCAACGATTTTGAATTTAAAAATATTCGTACTCTAGATAATGCAGACGTTAGTGCTAGTGACATAATATATTATCATCATCCTTATGACAAACTATTTCATAATATTAGTTTTGTTAATGCAATCGATGAATTAAATTTTGAGCATATTCGAAATAACCCAGCAGTGACTCTGGTACACGAGAATACCTGCGAAGCCATAGACGCTCGATTTGCCGAAGAAGTATATCAAGTAATCACACAGAATAATCTTAATCCATCTCAGGTTAAAATAGTAACAGCAGATGAAAATCACAAAAATTTCTTAATCAATTATTTAAAAAACAAAGGCATTGATAATACAAACATTACTATCAAGAATTTTTTACTTTCTAACGTAAAGTTAGAAGTCAACACTTCGATTATTCCTACTAATAAATTTAGTGCTCTAAGTAGAAATTACAGAGAGTGGAGATTGTTTTTATACGAAGAACTATATAGATATGATTTATTAAAAGACTTTGTATATTCTTTCCACAATATCTGGCCCTACGGAGATACTGATAAAATATTTGATGTAGATCATATGATAAACGATCTAAATAAACTTGGAATAACAGAGTTACCTCATAAATTTTCAAAATGGTTAAGAAGATGCCCGCACGATATTGCTGATACAAAAACAGATGTAAAGAACAAATGGGCAAATGTAACTTATGATGCAATTCTTTCTGCAGACATCCACTTGACTGTGGAAACACATTTTGATCAAAAGTCGTTTACCGGACAGGATGTATTTGATAGAAATTTTGGACCGAGTAGTATTACAGAAAAAACATATAAACCAATCGCGTGTACTCGACCGTTTATTATGTTTGCTACTCCGTTTTTCTTGGAAGATATGCGAAACTTAGGATACAAAACATTTTCACCGTATATTGATGAATCGTATGACACCGAAGTAGATAATTACAAACGATTAAATATGATAGTACAAGAAGTTAATAGGATTTGTAACCTACCAAAAGAAGATTACGATACACTTATTTCTAATTGTAAAGAAATAGCAGAATACAATTTTACAATATTAACAGCCCATAAAAAATCGTATGATCAATGAATTTTTTAATAATCTCGCAACACAGTTTGATACTGATAATTTAAAAAATCAGTATGCGGTATCGGTTCCAATTCCTCATCTTATAATTGATAATTTTTTACCGCCAGCTGTATACACAGATCTTCTTGATGAAATACAAAATTTTCCACAAGATAAATGGATTGTGAAGAATTTACCGCAGTCAGGCACCCGTAAAGAATCTAGAGATTTTACTAGCAGTTCTGTTATTCAAGAAATAATGACTCAGCTAACTGCTCATTCGTTTGTTAGTTGGATGGGAGAAATTACAGGATGCCATGATATTATTCCCGATATACATCATCTTGGTGCAGGTTTGACATCTGCACCTACTGGCGCATCTCTGGGATTACACGTTGATTTTAATTGGAATAATACATTAAAGTTAAACAGAAAATTTAATTTAATTCTATACTCTAACAAATCATGGGAAGATGAATGGGACGGCAATTTAGAATTTTGGAATAAAGAACGAACAGAGTGCTTGCATACCATATCACCTTTGCCTAATAGACTTATATTTTGGGAATACGAACAAAATCTAATACACGGTCATCCTAACCCTCTTAAATGTCCTTCTGGTGTTGAAAGACAAAATTTAATGACAATATATTATACCAGTAATGCTACTCCTGTGTCACAACCCCATAAGTCGGATTTTTATTAAATGAACATAGGAATTATCGGACCTGGAAGACTGGGTATATGTTTTGCTCTTCTTTTAGAAAAAGCAGGGCATTCTATTGTAGTGTCCGATATTAGAAAATCATATGTAGATTCCATAAACAATAAAAATATAGAATCCAATGAACCGCAGGTTAAAGAACTCCTTGATACATCAACCAAATTAAAAGCTGTTTATAAAAATTCTCAAGTAATAGATCAATGCGATTTAATATTTGCAATTGTATCCACTCCATCTTTGCCCTCTGGAAGATATGATGTGAGTTCATTAGAAGATATAGTCCAAGAATTTGCATCTCGAAAAGATGTAACAGGGAAAACGCTAGTAATTACATCTACTACCAATCCAGGAGATTGTGAAAAATTTCAAGCTCATTTAAAAGACGCCGGAGTTAATATATTATATAATCCGGAATTTATAGCACAGGGCTCTATAATAAAAGACATTCAACATGCCGACATGATATTAATTGGAGGCAACGATCAAAGCTCAATAAATTCTGTTATCTCATTATATACTGAACTACAATCTAGAGATCCTAACATACATTGTATGTCGTTAACAGCCGCCGAAGTTGTTAAGATTGCTATTAATTGTTATCTTACAACCAAGATCAGTTACGCTAATATCGTAGGGCAGGTTTTAATTTCCGCTGGTTTAGATAGTGAAGTTGGCGCAGCATTATCAGCTATTGGCAACGATACTAGAATTGGAACAAAATATTTAAATTTTGGACACGGATTTGGGGGTCCATGCTTACCTAGAGATAACAGATCATTTGGAAATTATGCAACATCGTTGGGAATCGATTTTAATTTAGGAACCCAGATAGACGAGTTCAACAAATCTCATCTTAATTTTTTAAAACAATATTACATTAATAAAAATATCAATAATATTCCTTTTTATTTTAAATATGTTTCCTATAAAGAAGATACAGACATATTCGATGAAAGCCAACAATTAGCACTATGCAAAGAACTATTAAAAGACGGATTTTCAGTTTACATCGAAGATAGTTATTTAATTAACAGCTATCTAAAAGACGAGTTAATAATAGCAGGTGCAAAATTTATAAAAAAACAATTAACAGATATCGAATTATTAATAATTAAAATATGATTAAAGCATACATTGTACATTATTGCGATGACAAATTTCCACATCAAGATGACGATAAATGGAATGCTATAATCAACGAAGTTAAGACAATAGATCCGGATAAAATTATTGTTTTAAGTTCTACAGAAGTAGCGGTTGAAAATATATACGGTCCGTTCTTTGACAAAATTGAAAAATATTTAAAAGAAACCGGTAAGATAGTAAACGTAATAACACCCAACAGCAATGAAGTTATTCGACCAAATATTATCTGTGAAAAAACATATGGAAATGTAATGGCAGCATTGCCGAATTTCTTGTGTTCGGCCAATAAACCCTATCATTGGGATTTCGGATCAGGTAGCGTTCCGCCTTACAGAGAACGTTATCAGTTTCCCTATCTTTACAGTTGTTATAATGTTAGAGTTACAGAATCTAGAGTTAAGATGGTCGATGCTTTAGCTAGAGAAAATTTAATTGAGAAGGGAATGGTAACGTTTCATTATCCAGAAAAAGCAGAATGGAAATACTACGACGGAAAAAAGAGATCTGACGAAGCTGCCTACAGCAAAGATTCGCATGATCATTTCAGATATCCCGCCAGTTTTCAAAAATGTTTTGTGGACATTGTTGCGGAAACATGGCACGAGCCAGGTATGTTTCATATAACAGAAAAAACTCTAAGAAGTATTGCATTTTTTAAACCGTTTCTAGCACTAAGTTGTAAAGGATTTTATAAAGATTATCTATGTGATTATTTTGATTTAGAATTGTACGATGAAGTATTTGATTACAGTTTTGATGATATGGAATTGTTAGAAGATAGAATAGATGGAATCGCAAACAACATTAAAAGATTAAAAAATTTAACACAACATGAATTATCGAGATTGTATATTTTGCTAATGCCAAAGTTAATACGCAACAAATCAAAATTAATAGATATTCTTTACGACAAGAATAAAATAGTTCCAGATGCATTTAAATTTATGATCACAGAAAGTGATGTAACTTTATATGGAATGACAGAAAATTCGTTATTTGGATATATGTATCAAATGGGATGGTGCAGTCAATACAAAATTAATCGAGGTACTGTATGATCTATTATTTTGATTCGTCTGCAGAAGTTAACATGTCGGCATTGCATCAGATCAAAGAAGTTAGGCCGTTACATAAAATCTTAGAAAAATTAATAACACCAGATGTTGAAGTTCGATACACTACTAATTACTCTGATCAAGGATTATATATAGTAGAAGTATCCAAGCACACACATCAGTGGACCGGACATCCTACTTCGAACCATACATTTAATCTATTGGCTGAAGTGCCGGCTCACGTAATTGATGCAGTCAAAGAACGAAAATTACGGCTTGTGATTTTATCAACAGTCGAAGGCGGTAATTTTAAAAAAGATTTCTGGGACGGTTTTAAATCTTTGCAAGATACTATGACAGCCTGGGGACTTCCCAAGTTTGGACTAGTAATAGTTTCAGCTAATCTTAAAGCCGGAGAGCAATATATTAAATGGTGTGCTGACAATAAAATAGAACCTATTATAGAATGGATAGGAGGTATTGAAAACCCGTTACAAGGATACGGAATTCCAAACGTAACTATATCAGGAGTGGTTGCTGCAGAAAAAGAATTTCCCAAAGATTTCAGCAGTCTTAATAGATCTGCTAGTCTACATAGAATTGATCATATGTATACACTAGCGATAGAAGATTTATTAGATAATGCGTTGGTTAGTGGCGGTCAACTTAATAGAGATTTATATAAAAAGTTTTCACCGCAAACAGAATCACCGACATTCATAGATTGTGATATTCGCCAGTATAGAGATACACTTGAATCTCATTATCCTAGAGTTGTAGACATAGCTGATCTTCGAACAAATAATCCTGCAAACATGATTAATTTTGATATACATTCAAACGCCATACTATCAGTGGTTACAGAAACTTGGTATGAGGAACCGGGACTGACATTCTCTGAAAAGGCATTTAGACCTATTGCAACAGGTAATCCTCAAATGATTTTAGGACAACCTGAAATTACAAAATATCTTACAAGATACGGATACAATTTAAATTTCAAAGGACTTGATTTAAGTTTTGATAACGAATTTGATCATAAGAAACGATTTGTTATGTTTCATCAATCGTTGAAACAATGGTGTGAATTATCTTTAGAAAGAAAACGCCATCTCGTATTAAACGAATGGCGTGATCAATTAGAAGAAAACAGAAAAATACATTCGAGTAATAATTATGGAAAATTTATTACTGACGATTTAATATTAAGTTCTAGAAAATATTTTTCGACGAATCCTTGATATCTTTCTTAAGTCTTTCTACATCAACTTTGAAATCTATTTTTTTGATTTCGTCCTTGTATTCTTGAAGTGTACTGATCAACACATCTGCTATTGCTTCAGAAGTTTGTGTACCTAGTTCTTGCTTGACATCAATTTCCCATACTCTACCGTCGATAAAATCTAATCTCACCGAATCCAGATAAGCCACAGGCATGGTGTTCATGTAGAGATCTTCAAAAACCTCCGGCCATTCTTTTACGAGGTGGCGCGGAGGTTTGAACAAAGGATTAGGCATCAGCAGTTTCTTCTACCTTTTTAACTTTCTTAACAGTAGGATCAAGTTCTTCTGCTTCTTTACGTAATCTTGCTGCTTCTTTGTACATAGCATCAGCTTGACTGCGATATGATTTTGCTAGATCCTTGTCACTAAGTGCAGAGTTAGTATTGGCCTGTGCTCTGATAGGTGCAGGAATATCGGAATCGACTGCAGGCGCCGTGTCATTTACTGAAGCTACATCAGTAACTTCGGCTTTAGCAGACGGAGCACCTGATACAAACGTACATAACTCATCCACAGTACAGTTTTTCTGTTCTGCGATTAGTGTGTTTAGATTAGCTAACAATACAGTATCGTTGGTTGTAGGTGTCATCATAACACCATCAGTGGCTACTTTAATCAGTCTACCGTCTGCCTGCATGGCCCGCAACATAGGTCTACCATCCGGGAATGGGCGTATGTGCATGATCTCGCCAAATTCAAATGCATCCTGCGCTTGATCAGTTTCTACCAAAGTCATAATTGAATCATGATATTGATCTGGCAGTTGAGCTACAGGTAATACTAGAGCCATATTTGACTCTCCTGGTAAAGTTCTAAACACCACCAATACCTTGGCACCTGTGTTTTGAATTCTACCTATGTGTTTGAGGCTTTTCATTTAGGCTTCCTTTTTAGATACAGCTTCGAGGAAGGCATTTAGTTTGTTGAAACTTTTACCAACTGCTTCCAATTCTGCTGCTTTGAACGCTCCTCTGCTTGTTGCAACTTCAATGATATTTTTTACAGCTAGCAGATCGCTGATATTTAAATCAGGACCTTGTGCTGCTGGTGCATCTGTTGCCGCAGGCGCTGCTTCGGCTGGTGTCTCTACGACTTGATCTTTAACTTCTTCTGACATTAGTTTCTCCTTAGTTGTGGGCATGCAAGCATGAAATAGGTTAATTCTTTTTGATCTTCAAAACCTACGAAATGCGAAGATCTTAAATTGCCACTCTTATCTAGAGCAGGTTTTTTGCAGATATAATATCTACCTTTGAGTTTGACTTTGATCCAATCTTCGATCCCCTCAAATATTTCGGAATCCGAAATGTTTAATTCGGTGAAATGTGGGGCCACAGTTTTCAGCTTGCGCTGTTGCAGTACGTCCATTGGATTAAGGTCAAACATAGTGAAAATATTTATATGGTGTGATTAATCGGGGGTTGATTCTTGGCTACGCCTTTTACTCATGGCCCTGTTGTGGCCTAGCTTTCTAACATCACCACTGAGCAGATATAGTTCAAAAGCAGCTTTTTCCTTCATTACTATGATATGTTTTTTGTTGACAAAAAACGGTGAATCGATATAGTTATCTAACCAAAGCAGCACCTGTGGAGTAAACGCAAATTCTTTAGGAAACTCTATCTTATAAGTTTTTATTTTAGCATGTTCTTCGATGAATGCCAAGGCCTGTTCAGTCAATCTTAAACCGCCTTGATCTTTCTTTCTAAAACTCCACCACCATACGGCGTTGTATTCTTTGATTGTTTTTTCAGTAACGGGTATTTCTGCTGCCTGCAAGAACGCCTTGGTATAGGCATCTTTGTTCATATCATTTAATCTCTTCGCCTGCAGTGAGTTTGTAAACTGCAAAGTCTTTGGTCTTGAACAATCGATTTAATTTCTTTGCCAAGTTATGCGCATGGCCAGGATTTGAAAATGAAACTTTTTTGTATTTTGGTCCGGGGTAGCTGGCCACAAGACTACCGCTTTTGAGATTGAATGGCTGGCCGTTGTAGAACACAGCCCAAATGGCTTCCGAGTCAAGGATCTGTTCGACCTTGTAGGTTTCCTTACTAGCATATTCTAAAAGAATTTTTGGCTTGGGTCTGCTCATATACGTGTTCCTAATTAACCACGTATATATTTATGTCTTTTTTAGAACTGTCCGCCGTCGAATTTAACGTCTATTTGTGTGGTAGATTCTTTGATTACTGCCAGCATTTGATGTATTTCGCTGATGGTCTGACCTAATTTGGATGTCATCAGTGCCAACTCTGTGGTTAGATCACGTGCTTCTTGCAAACTGATACGTATTTCTTTCTGTTGGCTGCGTTCAGCTACCTGAGTACGTTGGATAAGCTTCTGGATGGTTGGCAGTGTATCTGGTAGATTATTTTGTGACATTGGCCAATACCTATTTCATTTCTAGTTCAGTTTTGAAAGGTCCCTTGTAAGCATATCTTTCAAGAGTAATTTTTTTAGGACAAAAACTTTTGACCCAACCTTTTTCAAATTTGATACAGTAGTATCCCGCACAATATAGGCTCTTGGAATCGCTGCTTTTTGTGAACAAGGGAAGTTTCTTGCGAATGTCAAACATGGCATTGTGGGGTTCGGCACTGGTAGCATAGCCATGCACTTCATTAGGCAATGATGTGTCGGCTTCTTTGACAATTTTTACAGTGAAAAACTTTTTACCAAATTGTTTAGTTAAACTATCTTTGGTCTCATAAATTGTTACACCTGATTCATTGCTCATAAAAAATCTTTGATCATCGTCCTTTCTCAGGGTGGCAATCTTCTCGCCATTCGCTTCTACAATCCAAAATTTATTTGCTATGATAGGTTTAGCATGTATGTCTGTCATTGTGTTCTCCCAACAGTCTGTTGTTTTGTTTTCGCAGGTATCTTCATACTGACAAAGTTTGAGTTTCATTGACATACCTCGCATTGAGTGGTTCTGCATAACTTTGTGCTTGATCCGCAATCTTTTTCAAATCCCATAGATTACAGAACTTGATTAATCTTATACCAACTTGACTCACATTCTTTTGTTCAGCGG